GATTTTCTGCGGAGTGATTTCCTGTACCCAAAATGCGCCGTTTGCGTAGAGGAATTGTTCGAGGGCGGCTTTGTTAAATGCCTTGTTGTGGTCGTCGGTGCAGTTGTAAAGCACTCTGACGATTTTATCCTCGTAGTTAGGTCCGATACGGGGCGTTCCTGTTTCGATAAAGTCCGCAATATCTCCGTCTTGGAAATAAAGCGTGCTGACCTCTCTTGTCGGCAGGGCGTAGAATTCGCTGTGTACGCTCTTGTCGCGGAGGTCGATGTCGTGGATATAAAATCCGCGCTCCTGCTCCTCGTCATTGAAGTTCATCGCCGATACCGCTCCGCAGTAAAATGTGTTCTTTGCGTCCTCGATTTTCTGCGGTCTGTGGATATGTCCGAAACAGTTGAGGTCGAAGTCTGCGGCCGCAAGGGTGGCGGGGTAAACCACAGGCTCAAACTGTGAGAAAAACTGCGTCTGCCCGCTCTCCATATTGCAACCGGGGATAGTGAAGTGGGAAACGAACACCGTCGGTGCGTCTGCGTCGCATTGTGCTTTGAGTCCCACAATGATGTTTGCGAGTTCCTCGGTGAATACCTCGTTTTCCTCCTCTTTGGAGAGTCCGGGGTGCTTTGCTCGGTAAACGCCCCTGTCAAAGCCGGGAAGTCCTGCAATCTGCACCCAACCCTGTCGCCCGGTGTAGGTCTTTACCACACCCGGCTCGGTAATGATGTGTACCTTTCCGTCGCCCTCAAAGGTGTTTTTGAGGAGTTCAAACTGCTGCTCGGAGTCGTGATTAGGTGTACCTCTCACCACGACGACCGGGCATATCTTTTTGAGGAGGCGAATATAATGTGTTGCGGTCCTGTTCTCGCGGAGGCCTCTGTCGCTCCATACCTTTGCTTGGTGGAAGACATCGCCCGCTATCACGATAACGTCCGGGCTTTCCTCCGTCGCTTTCGCCACAAGTGCGTCGAGGCAACGGCAAAGGTCAAGAAATCGCACGTTTTCGCCGTTACGCTCCGGGCCGGGATAGTTGCCGATGTGCCAATCGCCCGTGTGCAAAATCTTCATTTGCCGTCGCCTCCTTTCATTTTTTCAAGAAATTCCTTTAATTCGGGGGAAAGGTCAACGGTCGCCGTCGGCTGTCCCTCCGCTTTCTTTGCCAACATCGCCTTGATGAAGTTCTCGGCGATCGCCTTGTCGTTTCCGACTACCTCCTCCGAGGGCATAACGATTGTTTTGCCGCCTTTTTCTTCCGAGGAGGCGAGGGAAAACGCAATGTAGTTCATAACCTTTGTTACGTTCTCCGGCTTCTTATATGTGCCGATTGTGATAACCGCTCCGCCGAGGGTGTGGGCGCAAATTTCGCCCGCGTCCACGCTAATTCTTTCCACGGAGTCGGCGTTGACAATGTTCTGTCTGTCCTGAGTTAATATACACGTCATTACTGATTACCCCTCTTTCTCTGACAGTTCATACAAAGCGGTGTCCCGAAGTTCTCAACGGAGTAGTCAGACACTCCGTTGGAAATCTTCGCCCCGCAGTCGGTACAGATGTTAGGGTCTGCCGGTCCGTCGTTCTGCTGACGAGCCGGGGTGTTGTTGTTCACAGCTGCGGTAGGGGGTTCGCCGTGGCTCTGCGGTCCCTCGATAGGAGTCTGTACCGCCTCGTATGCTCCTGCGTCGTATTCCTCCGGGTCTTCCGAAACGAAAACGGTCTTTCTCGCGGACTCGTTATTGTTTCCACCGTAGAGTTCCGCTTTTGCGGTGAAGAAACTCTCGACCGCCTTTTCCTTTACGGTAGGGTTATCAAGGTTAGGGACGAGGTATGCCACCACAAACGGCTTTTTGAATTCTTCGAGGAGGTAGGTCCCTTTGATTTGCATAGCCGTTCTCAACGCTCTGTTGAGGGCTTTGCTTTCGCACATTTCGGCTCTGAATTTGAGGAATTCCTGCGCCTGTTTTTCGGTCATACCCTGTACCACGTCGTCCACGATGATTTCCTTATGGGCTACGACATCAATATTTTCGCCCGTAAGCTGCGGTACGCTGATACGCACCTCGTACTTGACATCTTTGTTCGGACAAGCACCACAACGCACAGGCTTTCCAATTCCGGCGTTGATTTGGGCGCATTTCTGACAAGTCGAGGGGACGACCGGGCGGGAGGAAACGATTTTAATTCCTGCCGCTCTCATCAGTTTGGTAAGGCCCTTTTTGGTGATTGCGTACTTTGCGGGGTTTTGCCCGTAGGCTTTCTCCTGCAAGTAGATTTCTTTGTCGTTGAGGTCCGTGCTGATGTAAACCACATTCATTACGGGCTTGTGAATTTCGGCGATTTCTGCCACGGTCTGCATAGACACGAGCAGATTGTATTTGTCCGCCGGGTATTGATTTGTAATAACTAAAGAATTTTTTGGCATTTTTTGCAACCTCCTATTGCATTTCTTAAAACTTTGTGATACAATAGAGATACGGATTTAGATTTGCCCTGCGGCTTTGGCTGCGGGCATTTCTTTTTTCTCTAATGCTTTCAAGTAACAATAAAGCGAAAACCGCTCTGCGGTAATTGCTTCTGATATGAGTTGGACGAGGTAGTAGGGTTTCAGCCTCTCTCCGTCCGCGTCGCCCTCTCGCTCGATTATTCGGGCGAGTTTTCTTTTTGCCGAGGTTTCCGCCTCCTCATACTCGCTGTCCGATAAGGACACCGACAACTGCTGTTCTACGCTTTGTTTCAACAGTTCCGAGGGCGGGTAAATTGCTGTTGCTGTCTGCAATCTTCCTCACCTCCTTTGCCTCTCTTTGGCAATCGCAAGTTTCGCCGGGGTCGAGGCTGCCGCCACAGTTGGGACATTCGTGCCAATACGCCATAACTAACTCCTTTCTACGTTATCGAATAGATATTTATTAAACGCGGTATAGCCCGCGTAGGCTGCCAAGATAATCAAAAACCATTCCGAGCCGATTTGGAAACAACCTCTCTGTGAATAGCAAAGCGGGATAAGAATTGCGGCCACAATGCCTCCGGCGAATATTCCCGCCAACAGCATTACGCCAAATAAAACAAGCCTGTCCGACATCTTCATTGTTCGTTTCCTCCTATGAATTTAAGAGCCTCTATGTGTTCCGCTACCGACCGCGTGTATTCGGTCGATGTGTAGCCCTGCGCCCAAAGCCTTTTCGCTCCTGCTTCTCCGCAGTTGTAACACATCAGCACCTCCGCCGTTGTGTCGTACTTGTCGTAGAGGCGGGACAGCATATATACTCCGCATAGTATGTTTTGCTCCGGGTCGTAAAAATCTGTAATTCCGAGTTCCTCTGCGAGCCACTCAAAATTGACGGGGTGTATCTGCATATAGCCCTTTTCTCCGGCGGCCCCGGTTGCATTGGCTCGGTAGTTTGTTTCCTGTCTGATAATTGCTATAACCACATCACACGGCACGTCGTAAGCCTCGGTAATAGCGAAAATGTAGTCCTGCATTTCCTCTGACAGCGGGACATCGTAGTAGAGGGTTTGGGGCTTGTCCTCTGTCGATGTAGCCGGGACGGTCCCCGTAGGTTGAAATAACTGCGGGTTGTATTCTTCCTGCTTGGGTGTTACCGTGATATAGACTGTCTTTTCGACCCCCTGCGTGGACGCTTCATAGAGTCCCTGCGTGTTGGTGGCGAGTCCGATTATCATTACGGCTATCATTACCACCGCAAAGAAAATCGTTCCTGCAATTTGAAATCTGCGTCGCTCTCTTTTAATTCTTTTGTGTGTCATAATCGCTGTTGGCCGCAACGGTCAGAGGACCGATTGCGTTCCGGGCGATACGCCGTAGTATTTCTTCAATATCCTGCTTTGTTTTCCCCCGGCAGTAATCATCGCAAATCCTCACGCGGGTTTTTCCGATGTTAAACTCCTTAACCACATTTCCTGTTGCAACCATACATACACCTCCTCTTGATTTTATTTGGGTATCACTTTGTCCTATGACCGTATTGCTTCATAAAGTAGATTTTGAGGGCTTGGATTTTGTCTGCGGCCCGGTCAAGGCTTTGCAGAATATCCTCCATACGGTCCCTCTCCGTCCCGTCGATTACTCCGTCCGCCGCTATGTTTATCAACTCCACCTTGATTTCGGGCAGGGATTGGAATGAGGACAATAGCTGCAAAACCATTTTTTCAAGTTCCTGCACCTCGACCTCGTTCACGGTCTTAACTCCGAGCGGACACATCTTTGAGCAGTAGTGATTACACAGTTCCGGGGCGTTGTAGGTTTCCGAGAGTATCAGCACCTCCTCCGGGTGGGCGTTTATCGTTCCGAGTTCTATGTAAGCGAGTCGGGTGCGGTCAACGCCTGTTTCTTCGGCTGCGCCCTCCCTCGACTTCAAGGAGTCGTTCCACGATGAGGCCTCCATTCGTGCTTTGTAAAAGACATTGTTAGCGGCTTTCGTCGCCATTTTAGGCATTTATTTATCGCTCCTTTCGCAGTAAAATATTGGTGTAAGAAAGAGATATGACGCTTTCGGCGGCGTTCTTT